CGCAGCCTTGTCATCTCGCAGGCTAAGCGCAGATGGGGCCAAGTCATGCGCGCCGTTCCCAAGCCAAAGGGCACGTCGTGACCAAGCTCAACGAACAGCAAGAGCGCTTCTGCCAGCTGATCGTAGAAGGCAGGAACGGAAACGAGGCTTACGTAGAAGCTGGCTACAAAGTCTCAAACGACGCGACCGCAAGAGCCAATGCCAGCAGGCTGCTAACAAACGCTAGCATATGCGAACGAATTGCAGAACTGCGCGCTCCTATCGCTGCCAAGTTCGAAATTACAACGGACTTCCTCGCGACCGAGCTGCTGAACGTCTGGAAAGCCTCGATAGGCGCAGACGACAGAACCAACGCGCGCCAGGCGCTCATGGACATCGCCAAGCTCACGGGCCGCATTGTCGATATGAGCCGCGTGCAGGCTGAAAACGTCAATTACAACCTGTCCGCAGATCCCTTGCCGGCCGAGGAATGGGAGCGAGAGTTTGGAGACGCGAACGCTCTGGGCGCCGCAGCCGGGTCCACAGCACGCGCTCATTAAATGCCCTGCGCGGGAAATCCTGTTCGGCGGGGCGCGCGGCGGCGGCAAGACTGACGGCATTGTTGGCCGGATCGGCCTGCGCCAGAAGATCATGGGCGCCAACTATAACGGCGTGATTTTCCGGCAAGAGATGCCGCAGGCAGACGACTTGATCGAGCGCAGCCAGGCCGTTTACGGGCCGCTCGGCGCGCGGTTCAACAAGGTGCAAAGCCAGTGGAGCTTCCCCGATGGGGGTAGGCTCAGGTTTCGCCCGCTCGAAAGCATAGACGACGCGGCCAAGTATCAGGGCCAGAACCTCACAGACGCGGTGATCGAGGAAGCGGGCAACTATCCGACGCCCGACCCCATCGACCGCCTCTGGGGCGCTCTGAGGGGCGCTAACGTGCAGATGTTGCTGACTGCCAACCCGGGCGGCGCTGGCGCTTCATGGATCAGGCCAAGGTTTCACATCGACGAGTGTCCGCAGGGAATGCGGATATTCAGGGACAAGCTGCCAAACGGGGCGGAACATACACGCTGCTACATCCCAAGCCGGGTGACGCAGAACCGGGCGCTGCTGAGCAAGGATCCGGACTACGTCAACCGCCTGTATCTGGTCGGATCCAAGGAACTGGTTCGCGCCTGGCTGGATGGCGATTGGAACGCCATTGAAGGCGCGTTCTTCGATTGCTGGGGACCGCAACACGTTGTCAGCCCTTTCGAGGTGCCGGCCGAGTGGCATTGCTTCCGGTCCTTCGACTGGGGCAGCGCCAGCCCGTTCAGTTGCGGCTTCTGGGCTGTAGCGAGCGACGACCTGCACAGGCCCGAGGGTGTCATCCCGCGCGGTGCGTTGGTCAGGTTCAACGAATGGTACGGCGCCAGCGGACCGAACAAGGGGCTGAAGCTCACCATTGAGCAGGTGGCCGCTGGCATCCTCGAGCGATCCAAGGGCAAGCGATACGTCGGCTGTGTCGCTGATCCGGCCATCTTTGCCGAGGATGGCGGACCGAGCCGCGCCGAAGTGCTGAGACGCAACGGCGTGGCGTTCAAGTCTGCCGATAACAAGCGTGTCGGCCGCAATGGCATGATGGGCGGCTGGGACGAGATGCGCCAACGGCTGGTCGGGCATGGCGGCCGGCCGATGATCTACACGTTCTCGACCTGCAAGGACTCAATTCGGACGATCCCGTCCCTGCCTCACGACACGACCAGGCCGGAAGACGTGAACACGGACGCAGAAGACCACGCTGCGGATGAATGGCGTTATGCCTGCATGTCGCGGCCGTGGATTGCACCGCGACCAGACGCAGGACCGGGACGACCACGCGACTACAGGCCCCCACCAAAGGCGGACAATTGGCGAGTATTGTAAGCATGTCGCCTAAGCCCGACACGGGCGAGGACGGCGCCGAGCGCATCCGGAAGATGGTGCGCGAGTATCTCGACACGATGGAAGAGGCCCGCGACCGCTCGGCCCTGGCGCGCGACTACTACGACGGCAAGCAGTGGACGCGTGAGGAAATCGCGACCCTCAAGCAGCGCGGCCAGCCGCCTATCGTCTTCAATCGGATCAAGAGGAAAGTGGACAGCATTTTGGGCGTCGAGCGCAACAGGCGCACCGATCCCAAGGCCTATCCGCGCACGCCTCGAGACGAGCAGAGCGCCGACATCGTAACGCAGGCGCTGCGGTTCGTGAGCGACCAGACGCGGCTCAACAACATATTCTCAGGCGCTTTCGAGTGCGGGATGATCGAGGGCGCTGGTGCGGCCGAAGTCATCATGGATGGGCCGGAGGACATCCGCATCAACCTGATCCCGTGGGACGAGTTCATCTTCGACCCGAGAAGCAGCCGCCACGATTTCAGCGATGCGCGCTATTTGGGCGTCCTGAAGTGGATGGACGCAGACGACGCAATCGCGCTGTACCCCGACAAGGGCAAGGAGATTGAGGCGGGCATCACGGGCAGCGAGAAAGCCTTCGTTGCTGACCAGAGCGTTGACGACAAGCCGTCCAGCGGGACGTGGATCGACCGCAAGCGCCGGCGCGTCCAGGTCTGCCAACTCTATTACAAGGCTGGCTCTGAGCATAACTACGCGGTGGTTGTCGGCTCAACGCTCGTCATGGACGGGCCATCGTATTACCGCGACGAAAAGGGCAAGACCGTCTGCCCAATCGAGGCGTTCAGCGCCTACGTGGACCGCGAGAACGCCCGGTATGGCGTGGTCCACGACATGCGCGGGCCGCAGGACGAGATCAACCATCGCCGGTCCAAGGCCGTCCACTTCCTGCACTCACGCCGCGTCATGGCCCAACAGGGTGCGGTTGCTGATGTAGGCCAGGCCAAGCGCGAGATTGCCCGCCCTGATGGCTGGGTCGAGGTTGTAGACCCGCAAGCGGTGGAGGTTCTCGACACGGCGCAGGAAACGACCGGCAACCTGAACATGCTTCAGGAAGCCAAGGCTGAGATTGACCTTCTCGGGCCGAACAATGCGCTGCAGGGCAAAGGCACCGAAGGCGAGAGCGGACGCGCTATCATCGCCCAGCAGCAGGCCGGGCTTGCCGAGCTCGCGCCGCTGTATGACCGGTTCAATGACTTCAAGCTGCGCGTCTACCGGGCGACATGGGCCAGGATCAAACAGTTCTGGAAGGCCCCGAAGTGGGTGCGCATCACGGACGACGAGGCGGCCACACAGTTTATCGGGCTGAACCAGGTGCAGGTGGACCCGATGACGGGCCAGCCGATGGTGCAGAACGCCGTGGCGCAGATGGATGTGGACGTCATCCTCGAGACCGGCCCCGACACGGTGACGTTGCAGTCCGAGGAGTTTGAGCAACTGGCGCAGATCATGCCGCAACTGGCCGCGCTCCCGCCGCCTTACGCGTTGGCGCTGATCGAGGCGTCCTCTCTGCCGGCGCAGCGCAAAAAGAAGATGACGGAGCTGTTGTCGGGCGGTGGCGAGCAAAGCCCCGAGGCGCAGGCGATGGCGCAGAAGCAAGCGCAGATGCAGGAACGTGCTGCGATGGCCGAGATTGCGACAAAGGAAAGCTCCGCCGCGCTGAACATGGCGAAGGCGCAGAACGAGGGCGCCCTTGCGCAATCCAACATTGAGCTAGAGCGCGAGCGGATGACGGCCGAGCAAGTCAAGGCGCAGGGCGAGACGGCTATCAAGGCGCAGGAACTACAGATCAAGCAGCAGGAATTGCAATTCAAGCTGGCTGAACTGGACCTCAAGCGCGCTGAGCTTGGGCTGAAGCAGCAGGAACTGGCGGCGAACGTCGAGATGGAACGGGAGCGTTCCGCGCTGACCGAACGCATGGCCGACCGTCAGGCGATGGCAGAGGACAACCGCGCGCAACGCGAGGCGTCGAAGCCCAAGGAAACCGAGAAGCCGGACAAGAGCGGGGATGCTGTTGGCATGGGCCTGCAAGCTCTGGCCGCTGCACTGAGCAAGCCTAAGTCAATCGTCCGTGGTGCGGATGGAAAGCCGATAGGGATTGAATAATGAGCAAGGGCAATACCTTCGAGAACGATCTGCTTTTGCTGATCTTCAACAACACCGCAGCGGCGCTCATTGGTGACGCATCGGGCCTGCAACCGTCAGCTACGGCGGGCTCGCTCTATGTGTCGCTGCATACGGCCGACCCGGGCGAAGCTGGAACCCAGACCA